GCCTTATTTCATAAGGGTTTGCCGACATTAGCGGGAACTGGCGCTGACCAGCCAGTGCATAAACATACAGCGCCATACATGCCAAGACTAGAAACGGCGGTTGAGCGTGATGGCACTTATCTTGCTGATCGTGTTACTGATTGGGCGCGCGAGTATCTGAATTGTGAGTTAATGGATTGGCAGAAATATATTGCTAGTGGTTTTCTTGCGCATGATGAGCATGGCGATCTGTTGGCGCGTCAGGCTCTTGTGTCGGTGGCTCGACAAAACGGCAAGTCAAAATTGCTTGAAGCGCTCGTTGGCACTTGGTGTACTGAGATGCCAAAATTGCGGGGCGAGCCGCAAACAATTATTACTACTGCACACAAACTAGATTTAGCAATTGAGTTGTTTCATAAAGTTGCGCCAATTCTTGAGCAACACTTTGGTGCAATTCTTACTTGGGCTGTTGGTCGTAACGAAGCCAATTTGCCTGACGGTACGCGCTGGCTGGTTAGAGCTGCTACGCCTACATCGTTTCACGGTTTGACTGCTGATCTAGTTTGCATTGACGAATTGTGGGCAGTGTCACCAGATGCAGTCTCAGTAGGACTCTTGCCTACAATGCGCACTAGGCAAAGTCCGTTGCTGTTTATGACTAGCACTAGTGGCGATGAGTCGAGCCTAGAAATGTTGCGTTGGCGTGAGCAAGGTTTGCGCGCAATAGATGACGGCACACAATCCTCGCTTTATTTTGCAGAATATTCGCCAGCGTCTACGACAGACCCAATGAGTGTTGACGCATGGTTACAGGCGAACCCTGCAATAGGTCACACGCTAACGGTAGATGTGTTGCGCGCTGAAGCAGAGCAACCAAACCGAAATGCGTTTCTCAGATCATCAGTAAATTTGTGGACAGCAAGCGCTCACGGCTGGTTGCAACCGGGTGTTTGGGCAAACCTTAAAACTGATTTGCCAATGCCTAAAGGCGGTGTGCTTTGCATTGAGCAATCACAAGATGAGTCACGATTTGTTGGTGTTAGAGCAGCGTTAAACGGTGACGGCAACATACAAATTTGCCAGCAATTTGTTAAAGACACTTTGGCTGAATGTTGGCAGGCAGTAGATGACTGTTGCAAAGACTCAACGACTCGACTACTGATTACGCCAGCGTTTGAGATGTCGTTGCCACAAAAGTTTGTGCATAGGTCGCAAATGGTTGGCAATCGTGAAATGTTGAGATGGACTCAGACCGCTCGAGCCGCCATTATTGAAGGCCGTGTTAGGCATGACGGTAGCGCGCTGCTTAGTCAACATTGCGAACGCGCAGTCTCCGTCAAGAATCAGGGTTCATTAACTTTGTCATCAGTTAGGTCTCCCGGACCGATTGAGTTGGCTAGGTGTTTAGTGTTTGCTGTAAGCATGGTGCACAAACCTGTTGCTGTTGGGAAACCTATGATCGTGACTGCGTCACGCTAATGTGTTCGTGGGTGGCTGGCTGTTTACCTGCTTTCTCGGTCTGTTTGCGGCCAGCACCTATACACCATGCGCGGTAAAGGCGATGGCATACTTACTGCATGGCTAAAACTTTGATTGAATTTATTGCAGACAAAATTACTGCTAACGCAAACGCGCAACCACCAACTAAAGCAGCCGCGTCTGGTAGTTATTATCAGTCATCTAATAACGGTGGCGCTGGCATGATCGGTCAGTACTACTCGTACATTGAAGGCGACGCACGCAACAAGGCAATGAGTGTGCCGACAGTTTCTCGAGCGCGCGATCTCATGGCAAGTGTCATTGGTTGCATGGGTCTAAAAATGTATAACGAAATTTGGAACGGCGACGAGATGGAAAAGATGCCATTAGCACCGCGTACTTGGTTGCGTAAAATTGACCCGACATTGCCAAACAATTTTATTCTCAGTTGGACTTTTGATGACTTATTTTTCTTTGGGCGCGCATTCTGGTACATCACATCTCGTACCGCTGACGGATTCCCGGCATCGTTTACTCGACTACCAGCCGCAATGGTGCAGACATTAGATCAGTCAGGCCCAGTGTGGTTTGCGCCATCAAAACAAATAATGTTTCAAGGTGGCGAGTTAGACCCAAATGATGTTGTGCAATTTTTGTCACCGATACAAGGCATTGTTTATCAGTCAACGCAAGCGGTAGCGACAGCACTAAAACTTGAGTCGGCACGATATCGCAATAGCAGTAGCGCAATCCCGGCAGGTATTTTGCGTCAGACTGGTGGCGAGCCTTTGAGCGGTCAAGAATTAGCAGACCTAGCTGCAGCGTTTAACAATGCGCGCGAAACTAACCAGACTGCAGCGCTCAACGAATTTGTGACCTACACAGAGACATTGACTAGCCCTGACAAAATGTTGCTAATTGACTCGGCAGAATTTCAAGCAATGGAAATGGCGCGGTTGTGCAACATACCGCCATACCTTGCAGGCATCAGTGTTGGCTCGTACTCGTACCAGTCAAGTGCCGAATCACGCATGGACTTGTGGACATTTGGTGTGCGCGCATACGCCGACTGCATCGCTGGCACACTCTCACAAAACAATGTGCTACCAAACGGCACTTATGTTGAGTTTGATGTTGAGGATTATTTGACTGGCGAATACTCGCTAAATAATCACGACATGCCACAAATACCAGAGACAGTTGATGTAGTATCGCCAACATGATCAAATTAGTCCCTTCGCTGATCACGGTTGATGCAGGTGCGGTAGGGGAATTACCGCGCCGATCAATCAGTGGTATCGCAGTAACTTACGATGAAACAGCAACAGTTGCAGACGGCACACAAGTACGCATTATGCAAGGCGCGTTACCTGTTGACGGTCGCGCACCAAAACTTTACGGACAGCACGACTCAAGCCAGATCATTGGCAAATTGACTGAGCGTGTAGACACGCCACAGGGCATGATGTTCACAGCAAAGATCAGCGCCACTCGACTAGGTGACGAATATTTGACACTTGCAAATGACGGTGTAATTGACTCAGTATCTGTCGGCATTAACCCGACAAAGTTCAGTTATGACGCTGACGGCGTAATGATCGTTGAAGCAGCCGAATGGACAGAGCTAAGTATGGTTAGTCAAGGCGCGTTTAGCGGTGCAGTCATTACAGATGTTGCAGCGAGTATCCCACAAGATGTCAAAAAAATAGAGTTAAATGAAGTCATACCTACACAAAAGGAATCAATCATGGAATCAGTAGAACCAACAGTCGAAGTAGCAGCATCAGTCGTTGACAAACTTTGGGCACAACCAAAACAAGAATTTAAAATGCCATCACCGGGCGAATATCTTGCAGCAATGCACATCGGTGGCGACACATTTGCAAAAGTTAACTTGGCCTACAAAGCAGCATTAGGCAAACAACAAACAGCGTTGCAAGCAGCAGCTGGTGACATTCTTACAACCGACACACCGGGACTCTTACCAGTTCCAGTACTTGGGCCACTATTCCAAGACCTAAATTTTGTGCGACCAGTTGTGTCAGCATTAGGCGCACGCGCAATGCCAAACACACCAAGCAAAACATTTGTGCGACCAACAATCACGACCCACACTTCAGCAGCGACACAAACTGAAGGCGCTGCCGCATCAGCAACGACAATGGTTATTGCGTCAAACACGGTCACTAAAACAACTGTTGCAGGTCAGGTAACAATGACTTATCAAGACATGGATTTTACTGATCCAGCAGCAATGAATTTAGTTTTAAATGACTTGGCTGGCGAGTACTTGATTGCAACTGACAATATTGCAGCTGACAACATGGTTTCAGGCGGTGCAACTTCGGGTGTGACATGGACAGTTAACCAAACCGATCCATCGTCATTGATGACAGCGCTTTACGGTGCAGCAGTAAACATTGCAAGTATTTCAAACTTCTTCCCGACACATTTGTTTGTCGCGCCTAATGTTTGGGAATTGCTTGGTCGCCAATTAGACACTTCAAAGCGCCCATTGTTCCCAGCAATTAACGGCAACAATGTCATCAGCCAAAACTCAATTGGTACAGCAGGCGCAGACTTGTCGTACTCGTCACTCAATCCACTTGGTTTGACATTGATTGTTGACAACAACTATGCATCAAACACAATGATTGTTGCATACGCACCGGGCTTTGAAGTTTACGAACAGCAGAAGGGCATCGTTTCGGTGGAAGTACCTTCGACACTTAGTCGCACATTTAGTTACTACGGCTACTTTGCGACATTTGTAGCAAAAGCTGCTTTCTTGCAAAAACTAGCGCTGGCCTAGTCGAGTAGCGGCTCAACCGCTATGGCAACTTACAAAACACAAACTAAACAATTATTAAACAACTACGCCTGCATTAGCACTCTCGAGGCAAACGAGATTGCGTTAGGCGAGTCAGTAATTGTCTCAGGATTAGCATCACCATTCTCAGGCACATTCACGGTGCTTGCATTGCCACAATATTTATTTACAGGCATTGACTCAACAACTGGCGAACTGCTATTTGATGAAAATGTGCCAGTACCTAATCAGGTGTTGTACGCGTGCACTGGTACAAGTGTTGAATTTGTTGTTGACTTTTCAGGCACTGTCACATATAGCCAGACCTGTACTTGGATTACTGCAGCACAAATATTGACATGGCTAGGCATTGCAACAGCGACCGCTGACGACACGACATTTGTTACACAGTGCGCAAGCGCTGCAAACAACTTTATTTATCGCAGACGGCAAGAGTGTGGCTATAACGACAGTCTGACTACCTCACCCGGCGGTGATGTCACATTGGGCACGATTATGTATGGTGGCGCGTTGTACCGCCAGCGCGGTGGCATATCAGACTTTGCATCGTTTGACGGCATGTCAGTTGGCTCGACTAACGGACTGTCGCCATTGGTTAAGCAATTGATCGGCGTTGACAGACCACAGGTTGCCTAATGGCAGTGCAAACATACAATGATCTGTTTAACACTGCAATCAACACGCTCGCTACAACACTTAACGCAGTTTCGGGCTTGGTGTGTGTTACTGACCCACGCAATGTACAGCCACCATGCATTTTGCTTGATGCGATGTCGTTCACGGCGTACAACAGCAACATAGTTGACATGTCAATACCAGTCACAGTTATCAGTCTTGGGCCTAGCAACGCTGACGCATACCGCAACGCGCTAAACATTGCAGCAAAAGTCTTAGCCGCCAAAGTCGCGGTCACTGACGGCAGACCAACCACACTGACAATCGGCGGTGTTGACTACCCTGCACTATCGTTAAACATACAAATGAAAGCGAGCACAACATAATGGATTACGAAGTTACCAGCCACAGACTTAGCGGTTACAAATTTGGCGACATCATTCGAGAGGCTGATTTAGGCAACCTTACAACTGACCTTGCGTTTCTTATTGAGGGTGGGCATCTATCCCCACTAAAACCTAAAAAATCTGCTAAAACTATAAACACAGAGCAAAAGGATTAACCCACATGGCTACCAGCGTCTACCTATCAAACCCTAAAGTAACGATAAACGCAGTTGACTTGCAAGATCAATGCACGAGCGCGACTGTTAACTATGTTTATGAGCAATTAGAGACAACAGCATTTGGTGACACGGCACGCAAGTACGGTGCATCAACGGTGACATCATTGCAAAACAACAGCATTGAAGTTGAGTTATATCAAAGTTATGCGGCAACCGAAACAGAAGCAACGATTTTTGGTCTTGTCGGCGTTACCTGCAATATCATTGTCGCACCGGCTACAGGCTCTGTATCAAGCACAAACCCGTTTTATACTTTGACAGGGTGTTATCTGGAATCTCACACACCAATTAACGCGAGTCTTGGTGAGTTGAGCACCGTGACACTGACATTTTCTGGCGGAAATCTCGTCAAGACAACAAGCGCATGATCGCGCGGCACTGGCCGCTGAGAACTAACAACGCAAGACCAACCGGGAAAGTACACGCATGCAACTAACACTTAAAGCCACATTTAATGACGACACACAAGTTACGGTGTCAACAAACCTAATGACAATCGTTGCATGGGAACGCAAATATAAACGCAAAGTGTCTCAGATTGCTGAGGGTCTTGGCATTGAGGATTTGGCATACATGGCTTACGAAGCGTCACGCACATCTGGTATCACAGTGCCAGCACAGTTAGATGAGTACATTAAGTCGTTAAAGAATTTAGAGGTGGTTGAAAAGAACGACCCAAAAGTCGACGCGGTTCATACCGCTACGGATTAGCGCAAATTGTTGTGGCTACTGGTTACTGGCCTGCTCACATCACTTTTGATATTGACGATATGAACACTGTTATTGAACTTATTAACAAAGAGCGCAAGCAATGAGCGCGTCAATGACTGTCCGTGTTGACGGTGTTAAAGACACAATCAACCAATTAGGCAAAATAGATAAGCAACTGCAAAAACAATTTAAGGCTGACGCAACACGCATTGCAGAACCAGCGCTAGACGCAGGTCGCAGATCGTACGCTCGACTTAACAACGAGTCAGACCCTTACGCGCTATCTGGCATGTCTCGAGCATGGACTCAAAACGGTCGCAAAATATTCCCATTAACAGTCGCCAAAGCAATCAAAGGTGTATCAATGAAATTTGACACCCGGCGCAGGGCTATTGGTGTAATTCTTATTATCCAAAAAGATGTTGCTACTGCAGTGTTTGAAACTGCTGGTCGCAAAACATCAAACAAACTTGGTGCGTCACTTGGCTCTATTGACTCGGGCAAGACTCGACTACTGCAACCAGCGGTTGACGGTGCGCGCGACAAGATAGAAAAAGAGATGAGACAACTTGTGAAAGATGTAACAGCGACAGTGCAGCGAGGTATCTAATGGCTTTATCTATTCCAATTATTTCTGAGTATGACGGCGCTGGCGTTAAAAAGGCGATTGCGCAATTTAAGGATTTAGAAGGTGCTGGCGCTAAAGCAGGATTTGCACTTAAAAAAGCAATGTTGCCAGCGGTCGCGGTACTTGGTGGACTTACTGCAGGTCTGGGACTTGCAACTAAAGCAGCGGTTGAGGATCAGAAAGCACAAGACCTATTGGCTCAGCAGTTGCGCACTAGCGCTGGCGCTACAGATGCCCAGATTGCAAGCATGGAAAGTTTTATATCTGCATCGTCTCGCGCGTTTGCGGTGACTGATGACGAGTTAAGGCCTGCAATGGCGAGCCTGACTCGAAGCACTGGGTCTGCTGAGGAAGCACAGAAACTGTTAGAAACTGCGTTAAACATCAGCACTGCTACTGGCAAAGATTTAGAGACTGTCACGCTTGCACTTGGTAAGGCATATAACGGGTCTACTAGCGCGCTAACAAAATTAGACCCATCGCTTAAAGGTGTTATTAGTTCAGAGTCATCAATGACTGAGATTACTGAGGCGCTGGCAACATCGTTTGGTGGCTCGGCTACGGTAGCGGCGCAATCCTTTGAAGGTCAAATGAAAGGCATGACAATTGCACTTGATGAAACTAAAGAATCTATTGGTGCTGCATTGTTACCAGCGTTGCAAGCGTTGCTGGGTATTCTTAAACCTGTCGCAGACTGGGCACAACAAAACACGCAAGTTTTCTTAGTTTTAATTGGCGTGGTCGGTGCACTTGCTACCGCTGTTGTTGCAGCCAATGTCGCTATGAAAATTTATCAGGCAACACTTGTATTAACCAAGATTGCTACGGTCGCACTGAACGCGGTCACAAGCGCTAACCCTTTTGTACTGGTTGCAGGTGCGATCATTGCTTTGACTGCTGCAATGGTTTATGCAGAAATAAAATTTAACGCAATGTCACGCGCGTTTGACATGTTTGGTAACTCGATTATGGTGGTCACTGGGCCGCTCGGCGTACTCATTGGTGGCTTGCGCAAACTGGTAGAACTTAAAGACTCAATCGGATCATTTGACATTGGCGGTATAAACATTCCTGGCTTTGCTGAGGGTGGCATTGTGACTAAACCAACTTTGGCTATGGTTGGCGAAAAAGGCCCAGAAGCGATAGTGCCATTGGGTAAGGGCATTGGTGGTGGCGGTGTGACTGTCAATGTGACTGGCGGTTTGTCGACTAGCGCTGAGATAGGTCAAGCGGTGGTTAATGCGTTGCGCGCATATAACAGGTCTGCAGGGCCTGCAAATATTCAGGTGGCTTAGTGGCTGGCGTAGCGGTTGTCGGGTCTGGTAATTACTCGCTAGAGATTGACACAGGTTTTGTACAAGACGCATTTATTTTAGATGACGCGGTTGCAGGTGTATTAAACAACACGACCTATGTGCTTGACGGTACAACTAACTATGCAGAGGTTTTAGACGGTTGCACAAATGTAAATGTAAAGCGCGGTAGACGCGATCAAGGCGATCAATTTAGCGCTGGCACAATGACATTTACAATGCTTGACACTGACGGCATCTTTAACCCATTTGACCAGCAATCGCCCTACTACGACCAGACAACACAAAAGCCAGGACTAGCGCCAATGCGCAAAGTGCGACTATCTCGATACAGCAACACAAATGTTAAAGAATATTTGATGACTGGCTACATTGTCAATTACGACTACAACTTTGCTTTAGGCGGTATTGACACGGTCACTGTTTATTGTGCAGATGACTTTTATTTGCTGGCACAAACATATTTTGCAGAGTTCAATGTCAGCGAACAGTTAAGCAGTGCTCGACTTAGCGCGGTACTTGATCTGCCTGAGGTTGCATTCCCGATTGCCCAGCGCGACATTGCTACAGGCACACAAACGCTTGGCGGTGCAGCTGCTTACACAATCGCAGACGGCACAAATGTTTTAGAGTATTGCTCGCGCATACAACAGGCTGAGCAGGGTCGTTTATTTATGGCTCGAGATGGCGACCTTGTATTTGATGCAAGACTGGGCAACACGCTGTCAGGTTCTATTGCAGATTTTCATGATGACGGCACAAACTTTAAGTACAACGGTGTAGGCATAACTTTTGAAGCAGATCAGGTAGTCAACCGGGCATCAGTGACTATTGCTGGCAGTAACTCGCCACAGGTCGCAGACGACCCAGCAAGCCAAGCGGTCTATTTTATTCAGACTGAAAGCATCACGGAATCGTTGTTACACAATGACGCTGCAGCGCTGGCATTGGCAGAGTACTTGTTAGAGGGTGAGCCTGAGGCGCGCTACACGAGTGTAGAAACCCAGTTCAACATGTTGACTACAGCCCAGCGCGACACGCTGGCAACAATAGATATTGGCGACACGATCACAGTAGAAAAGACTTTTGCTAGCGGTGCAGGCACTACAGAACTGGCGCAAGAGTTGGCTATTGAAGGCATTGAGCACAGCATCAATATCAGCAACGGTCACAGCGTTGCGCTGTTTACTTCACCTACCACGATTGTGTATGAACTAATACTTGATGACGCGGTGTACGGCATACTTAACTCGGACAATGTTTTAGGATAATCTAAGGAGATATATGGCTACTCGACAAGTGTTTACAGCATCGCAAGTTTTGACTGCAGCAGAGCAGAACGCGCTCGCAACAGCGATGATTGCTATTAACGCTCAGACAGGCGCAAGTTATACAGCGGTGCTTACTGATGACGGCAAGTTAGTTACTGTTTCAAATGCAAGTGCTAACACTTTTACTATTCCGCCTAACTCATCGGTTGCATTCGGCATCGGCACGCAGATCAACATCGCACAACTAGGCGCAGGCACAGTAACAATTACGGCTGGCGCTGGCGTGACACTTAACAGTGCTGGCACAAAACTTAAAACTGATGCACAGTACGCGGTTGCAACATGCGTTAAGACTGACACTAATACTTGGTTTGTTGTCGGCAATTTGAAAGCATAAAGAATGCAAATTCTTGGCGCGGTATTTAGTGGTTTGTCAGCACCGACAGCGGTTGACTATTTAGTTATTGCTGGCGGCGGTTCAGGTGGTGCAGAAAATTACACATCGGGTCGCGGTGGTGGCGGTGGCGCTGGCGGTTTGCGTAGCACCGTTACGGCAACTGGCGGTGGCGGGTCTTTGGAAAGCGCGTTAGCAGTATCGCCTGGTGTTGCGTTGACTGTAACTATTGGTGCTGGTGGTGCTGGTACAACTTTGGCTGGTCAAGTCGGTAATGATGGCACTGCGTCAGTATTTTCTACTATCACATCAACTGGTGGCGGTGGTGGTGGTGGTGGCACAACAGCAAACGCAAACGGGCGCACAGGCGGTAGCGGTGGTGGTTCGGGAAACAATTTATCTACTGGTGGGGCGGGCACTGCTAATCAAGGTTTTACAGGCGGTGTTGACAATGGGTCACAAAACGGTGGCGGCGGCGGCGGTGCAGGTGCAGTTGGCGGTAATTCGTCAGGCGTTACTGGCGGCGCTGGTGGTGCTGGTGTGAGTGTTGCCATTAGCGGGTCAAGCGTTAACTACGGCGGTGGTGGCGGTGGCTCAGGTCAATCAACGGCAGGCGCTGGCGGGTCAGGCGGCGGTGGCAACGGCGCAATTTCGGGGACAGCACAAGCTGCCACAGCAGGCGGTGCAAACACAGGCGGCGGTGGTGGTGGCGGATATAACTCCCAGCCTGATGGTGCTTCGGGTGCTGGCGGTTCAGGTTTAGTTATTCTTCGATACGCAGACACATTTGCGCTTGCAGTAGGCACAACGGGTTCGCCAACAATTACAACTAGCGGCGGTTTTCATATTTATACATTTACTGGCAGCGGAACGATCACATTCTGATGGCCTACTACGCGCAAATAGTTGACGACATAGTCACGGAAGTAATTATTGTTAACGATGATGTACCAGACGGCGCACAATTCGCACACGATCTACTTGGCGGTGTTTGGGTTGAAACATATTTTAATACTGCAGGCAAAAATTACGCAGGTATTGGCTACACATACGACGCAGTTAATCAAAACTTTATTGCACCACAACCGTACCCATCATGGACACTTGACAGCAACGATATTTGGCAACCACCAGTGGCACAACCACCAGCACCACCACGCACATATTGGGACGAGGACACGCAGTCATGGCTACCATTCAAGCAACCTTAGTTGTCGTAATTTTGTCGTCATGCAGTTACACAAAAACAAACAACACAACGGTTTACACAACAAAAACAGTAAGCGAGGTATGCGAATATGTCACGGCTGACAGGTGCGAAATTAGAAAATGAGGCGTTGCACGCTCGACTAGTTTTTATAGTCGGTGTAATCATGGCGGTCACATTCGCGATCATGGTTGTCGGCCTGCTGTTTGGCATGTTGTTTGTAAACATGCCTGAAAAATTGTCACCACTTGACGGCAGCATTGTTGACCTATTGAGCACGATCAGCGTGTTTTTGACAGGCGCGCTATCTGGGCTGGTTGCTAGTAACGGCATTAAAAAAGATAAAGAGACAGCTGGTGAATAAACCGTACACAATTAATGCAGCGCCAGTCGCAACACGACCATTGGCAGGCATGGACTTGTGGTTGTCGCGATGTGTCAGACATTCAGAAAACTCGCTATGGAATAACGGCTCATGGGTTGTTCGCGATGTGCGAGGCAAACCAGGCATCGTTTCAAACCATGCAAAAGGTGTCGCGGTTGATTTGTCGTACCGTTGGCAGTCCGAAAAAAAACGCGGTCGCCAAGACGGTCGCAAAACATCGCTGGCATACATAATCAAACTGTTAGAAAACGCCGACACACTTGGCATACAACTTGTCATTGACTACGCGTTAAACCGATCATGGAAATGCAGTCGAGGCACATGGATTGCTGGCACATTTGAGAGCGGCGACTGGTATCACATTGAGGTTGACCCGGTGATCTGCAACAGTCCCGAACTGGCTAAACAGGCGTGGGATAAGGTGTTTGGCGTAATACCTGCGGTGACCAAAAATCCCGTGTAAGGTAGTTCTCGACCGAGAAAGTCGAGGCAACTATGCCATTCATTATCAAAACGATTATCGCATTTGCGTTATCAGCAATCGGACTTGGCGTGTACCAAGTGCCACAACCGCGACCTGACATGTCAAGCACCACACCTACAAACAAGCCCTACGAGGCTGTAGGCGGGTTCGGGCAGTACATAGCCGATGTGTACCGTTTCGTGCCACCAGTGACGGCTACAACGCTTGTAGCGTTCGTATACAGGCATGGTGACTGCTCATGGCTACCAGCAGTTGCATTGCAGGCAGGCTGGTCTGCAGAGCAGATACCGCAATTGACCAAGTACGCGCTTCGAGAGTCAGGTTGCTGTCCTAATCGTGCTGGCGGTGACATTGTAGACAAAAACTGCAACATCACTGGCGTAGCAGAATGGTCACACAGATCAGACTCAGGCTTGATGCAAATTAACGGTGTGCACTGGCTACCTAACCACGCACAGTATGACGGCCTTGTATGTAAACAGATGGCAATATGCACACAAGCACCATTGCTTGACGCGTTAACTAATTTGCGCGCTGCACGACTGATCTACAGTCGAGTCGGCTGGTCTGCATGGGATATCTGCCATAGAACGAAAACATGCAAATAGATAAACACTTAATTGATTTGTGCTGGCTAATTGGTGCAGGCTTATTAACTCTGCGACTACTAAGCGCTATATTCCTAAACACATAACCAAAACAGAAAAGAGAAAACAATGACTGAGAACGAATACGACGAAACATTTGATCTACAAATGGAACGAGAACACCAAGAAACACTTAAGCGTATGCAAGAGTTCAGACTGATAGGCGAGCAGATAAGCAAGATGCCTGAAACACCAAAACATGTATTAGAGATTGAAGTGCGCTATCTCATGGGCATCATCAGCGAACTAGAGGCACGCGTCAAAGAGTTAGAGTCCGAGGCACGCCGACTAGAAATGCTGGTAACTCGTGTCAACAACTGATCAACTAGAAATGTTTGCACCGTCAATCGGTTTAGGTGGCACATTTGAGCGCCCAGCAATCAATCGTGAAATAGTTGTGATTGCGCGCGAAGCAAAACAAACAAGTGTCAACGCTGCACTAAAAGCGAAACCGAAAACAGGCAAAAAGCGTCAGCGAGTACACGCCTACCTGCTGGGTCGCCCGGCAACAGATGAGGAAATAGAAACAGCGTTAAACATGTCAGGCAACACGGTACGAC